GCCCCAGATGAATCCTTCACCCGTTAGGAAGCGCATGCCGAAGAGCTGCTCGAAGAACTGGTCTTGCCCTTGGTATCCGTTCGGGTTCTTCAGGATATTCGCGACCGCGGAATCTTCCACGATCATGCTCTCATCATACGCAGCCTTGCGCTCTTGGATGGCGCGATCAAGCGCACCCGGATTGCCGAGGCCTTTCGTCAGGTGCTTGTATCGCTCAAGGCTTACCCGTGCCTTTGTGCCGGTTTTCTTCTCGTACACATACCAAGGGATTGAGGCCGCCTTGCGAGCAAGGAAGCTCACAATCGCATAAACATCGGCATTGTCTTGGTAAGCGTCAGTGTACTTCTGCGCATCGAATTGCTGAAGGATTTGCCCTTGGTTCATGGGCATGAACGCGTATTGCATTGCGGCCGGGTTCAATCCCTTCTTCCTGAAGATTCTGTCGATTATGCTCATATCACTCCCCACGTCAAACGTGGTTGCTTTAGCTTGGTAAATACTGCGTATCTCATAGCGTCAACCAAGTGGTCATCCATCTTCACCGGTTCCTTGTCGATGACCTTTCCATTCATGTCCGTTTTCCACTTGTACTTCTTCAGCTCATGGATAAGGTTGACGCTGCTCGATGTCACGAACAAAGGTAACGACTTCACCTTCATGATGCCGGCGTAGACATCCTTGTCGGCAGGCTTGACATTCAGTCCCTGCCGGTAAAGTTCCTCGATGGTCTTGGGTTCAGCAGCATCGCAGTATATCTCGCTGTACGGGTCAGGAACCTTGTCCGGGATGATGTTGGTCAGTTCCCCGGTAGTGATGCCGCTTTCGTAGTAGACTTCGTGAACATACAGCGCATCATCAGCCAGCGTAACCCGCACCATTGCGGTCGGGTTGCGGAAGCCGAAGTCAAGGCCGTAGAAGACTTCACCTTGTGGCACATTGTCCACAAGCTTCCAGTGCGTGTAGATCTGCTCTTGACTCGCGCCCCTCTCCCCCAAGCCAAAGACCTTCCACATCATCGGGTCAGCGTGTTTGTATCCCTCGATGACCCTGCGCTGTGGTTCCGGGAGATGGGTGTTGTCACGGTATGTACTGTGCACCTTGATGGCCTCATCGGAGTCGGCAAGGTGATAACACCAGATGTCAAAGTCGGATGGGTTCAGGTCGGTGATGACCTTGAACCGTGTACGCATGTCGAGTTGATCGAAGAGAGCCTTTGAGAGAAGGTTGGCCTCGTTGCAGAAGAGGATGTCACGCCCAGGGCCTTTGGCACGGTCATGATCCTCTAACCCGAAAAACTCGATGTATGTGCCGTTCTCAAACGTGTAGATCGCATCGGTCTTGTTGTGCTGCTCCTCATCGTACCAGCCCCATGACTCAAGGATGTCGAAGAAGTCCCGCATGGCACCACGCTTCAAGTGTGGCAGGCTATGGCTCACCACGCTCACCTTCCTGCGGTCGTTGTTCGTGGCCCAAAAGATCAGTGCCTGGATGATGCCGAAGGTCTTGCCCGACCTCGACCCACCCTCATGGCAGATGTACCGCTTCTCGCCTGCCAATGCCTTCACCGTGATGGCAGCAGGCCGGGTCAGCTTGACCCTTATGTCAGGAGGTTGCACCGTCATCTTCCGGGAGTTCCATGATGACCCTGCCCTTGCCGGTAACTGCGATGTCAGCATTCACCTTCTGCGTGTTCAGCCGAGCCAATTCCTCGTCATCAGAGCAGAGCTTGAACTCTGCGATTTGCAGTGTGGCGTTGTCGGAGTCGCGCCATCTGCGGCGCAGTTTCTTCTTGACCTTGATCTTCTCATTCTGGACAGCCTCTTTTATCTCGTCAACCTTGTTAAGCTCGTAGTTGAATGCCGTGGTGCGTGTGATGCCAAGAAACAGCCACACCTCTTCCAGTGTGACGCATTCCTCTTGCGGGATAATCGCAAGAGCCTTGTCAATCATCTCCTGCTTGTTCAGTGCCATTTGTTTCGTTTTTCGTCTGTTGCAAAATTACGCTTTCCAAGATCGTGAACGTGATCTCTTCTCGCTGAAGGAAGGACAAAAGCTTGTGCAGTTGGTCGGCACCCACCTTCACCATGATGGTCGAGACCACGCTGGCACGCTGCCGGATGTAACTCATCACTTGCTCGTACTGGTGGATGATGTCGGCATCCTTAACGCTGATAAGACCGTTCACAAGCGCCACGCTGTGCATGACGGTGGTGTGGTCATAGGGCCGGTGTTCATTGCGCAGAGATGACCCAATACTTGTGTAGGTCATGCCAAGGTGCTCCCTCGCCACCTTGTAGTACATCTGCCGGGCTGATGTAATCTCCCGCAGTCTGCGCCGGCTGCATAGCTGCTCTTCTGTGATCTCGTAGACATGGCAGATGGCATCCACGACAAGTTGCCGGTTTCGGTGTGTGTTCGCAAGTTCGCTCATAGTGTGACTTTTAGAATTGGCTTTTTGATTTCACCGGTCTCAAGATTGGCCACCCAGACGCGCGGCACTTCATGGGCGATGCGCATCGGCTGATCCTCCATCAGCCTGGTGATGACCGTCACGGCCTGAAGCTCGTTGACCGGGCCATGTGCCTTGACCCCGTCTTTGGTCACGTCAAGCACGACAAGATTGTTTTTTTCCATGTGGTGTGTTTTTATCAGTTTCCCGTTTTTTCAATTTTGTTTTCTTATTATCCTCTCTATATACTCTTTTTTTCTTCTTTTTTATATTTATTTTTTCTTTTTTACTTATTAATAAGAAAAGAGTGGGAAATTGGGTAAAGTATTATTTTTCAATGCTTTGCAGATGGGTAAAGGTGTAGGAAAAGTAGTTTATTCAGTGGGAAACCATTTGAAAGCAGGAATTTAGAATGGTACATTATTCCCATTACCGACATCATTCCCACTCTCTTGAGGGTCAATTCCCACTGGTGTCCATGATATAACTCGGTAAAATCTGCTCGTTGTGTAGCTCTTTTTGTATGACAAATCTGCCTTGACATCACGCTCACGGCACCAAATTTTAAGCCATTGCGTCAGCTTGGTGGTGGTCAATTTTGGAATGCTTTTGAGCTTTTCAATCATGTCCTCCTTCTTCATCGTTAGGTAATAATCGGTATTTTTTTCATTGACATAGAACTGCGCCAGGTTGACCGCATTGGTCACAAGTTTGCCCTCATTGGTGGTGACCCGTGCCGTCTTGAGGCAGTCCGGAGCGAAATCAAAGAAGTTCATCGCAAGCTGATCATCCATGTAATTGACAAAATCGGGGTGCGTTTCCTTTATCAAAGTACGATTCGCGCTATTGGCCGTTAAATGGCTCAAATTTCGCCTATCTGATGCCAGCCATGTCTTGGCACAATAGATCATGTAATTGTCAAATTTGGCCCATTCCTGCTCGTCCCAGCCGCTAAAGAACGCACGACCGAACTCGTCAATCGGTTTATGCCGTGCATTGAAGTGCTTAACGACCGGAAACTCAAACTTGCGATCAATGGTTGACTCGTCAGAATTTCCTACTGCGAAGTTGGATGTAATAAATATCTTGGGTGACTTCTCGTATGGGATGATGACTTGCTTTTGGTTCTTCTTGTTGACCTGAAGAGACTCGGTAATTACGCTGTAAAGTTTCGTAAAATGGAAACTTTTTTCCACATCATCAATGAAAATGATGTCAGTGTCGAACTCAATGTTCTGCCAAAGGAATGAGTCGTGAAAGTTGAATGACTTGCCATCCATCCGGCATGCCTTGCGAAATTTCTCAATCATCTTGAACACAAGTCCCTTGCCTGACCGGCCCTGGCTCTCCCCCTCATCCTCCGGGTCAATGTCCTCCATCAAGATTACTGCCTTGGTAATCAGATCATCCTTGTGTCGATTCATCGCGTATCCCAAGATCGCCTCAAGCTTCTGAACATTTTCCCCGCCGAGGATGCTGATGAACTTGGCCGAATCGCAATCTTTGTGCTCTGCGTGTTGGTAATCCCGGTCAATGATGCTATCCTCCCAGATATAACCTTGCATCTCCTTGTATAGCACGTACTCAATCCGATCAGCCCATACCTTCACTGCCCGATTGCGGAAGAAAAGCCATGTGCAATCAGCTGTGTCCTGAATGAAATTATCGTCAAGTTCATCCATCATGGCCATGAAGCCACCGTTCTCGGAGAAGATAGTGCCGACCCGCTCATGAAAATAGTCACGCACTTCAGCCTCTAATTCATTGAGAAATTGCCTGACGATATCCTTGGGCTCTCTGATGCTGACCACATTGTTGATCACCTGAACCATCTGACCGTTGTATGTCCGGTATCCAAGCTCCTTAAAATACCAGTTCAGTTCAGTGTACTTGACCTGAATCTTGTTGCCTACCTTGACCCAAAACTGACCCTCGTTGACAATATTGCGCCCGTATCCGTCCTCCGCAAGTTTAGCCTGAGCACGCATGAAATTTCCGTCATGATAGTAGGTCTTGTAAATGTCGAACGGCCCGTATGGCTTGCCTTGCTCAAACTCTGAATTATGTGTGAATAGGTAGAGACAGTTCTTCAGCGTGTACTTTTCTGCCGTATCCTTCCAGATGCTTCCTGAATGCGCCTGCGATGTGCTTGGTGACTTAATTACAAGACGGTCATCATGCTCACGCACGACCTTCCAGCCACGTTCCACGATCTCATCACGGATATACCGCCAGTCATGTTGCTCATTGAAGACCTTGTAAGGAGCATCATCACGCTGCTTGTCAAACTTGGGTGCAGGATCAATCTCCACTTCATTGAACGATCGGCAGATGGCGATGATAAAATTTCGCTCATCACTTGTCAGCGTGGGCATCGTCATCGGATTGCCTTGCTGGAAGAAGTAGCCTGGCGATGGCGCAGTCTTTACATATCTTTTATTTGACTCATCAAGCCGCTCTATTTTTGCCGCCGTTCCTTTCCCGCTGTGGCATTTAGCCAGTGCGCCATCCCCGCCTACTGTTTCTCCATAATAATAAATGTGCGCCCCTTTGGATGGTGTACGAGATATGACAAGCTTTGCGTAAAGGTCAGGATCGGCAAGTTCCAAGGTGTTCAACACCTTGCGTGTAATGCCGGGCTGCACCTTTTCATCTATGTCTATCACCTCCATGTTGCGCCGAAGCATGATGCCGATATGCACATCATCACGTTCAAAAAAGTAGCTGACATTGTGTGAATTGATTGGGTTTTGTATCAGTT